GACATAGAGGAATTGATACAGTCAGTAAGGGCGGCGATTGAACAGAACACTGATCCGGATAAACAATTGGAAGAGATTGTTGACGAACACCTGTTACAGTTAAGCCAACAACTGGGTGTAGGTGGTGATTGACATGAATTTGATGGGAGTTTTAAACTAGGGACAGTACAGACCCTAAAGGGGACGATGTATGACAATGGAAAACGGAACGGCGGGTTTTGATACCCCGCCACCGGAAGCAACAGTTAACGGAGCTGGCCAGCTTGCTCCCGAACCTAACGCTGTTACAGGGTTAGCGCCCGTATCACCGGAGGGGACGGCGGAACAACAGCCCAGTTACGAGACTTTGCAGGCGCGGGTAACCGAACTGGAAGCAGAGAATGCCAAGCAGGCCAATGATTACAAGGCCATGCAGGGCAGGATGCGAAGCCAGCAGGGAGAAGAGTCAAAGATTGAACAGCTCTCTGAAGCAGTGCTTAATACGCAGGAGCTGTTACACGCGTTTATGCGACATCAGGGGACGCAGGACGAAGAGCAGTTCACGCAAGACCTTCAGAAAGTCGGGACCAATGCGACGAACCGAAGGCAGAACTCCACCTTCCAGCGCACATCCCAGTTGATGATCGACGAGATCAGCCAGATAGTAAGAGATGCAGGGCTCTCTTTAGAGTCAGCTCCCGAACTGGAGGAATTCCGCCAGTTATGGGGGCCGGCTTATGACAGTAAGGATATCGCAGGGCTATACCAGGCACAGGCATCATTCAACAGGGTAATGCGTGAGCTGGAGAGAACCCGGCGTGAAGAAGCTGAAAGTGGTATTGAAGGGCGTATAAGGAAGGCTCTTGAGGAGCATGGCGTCAATGCGTTGGATCTGGATTCAACACCATCGGCACCGGCTTCCATGAACGGGAACAACCTTCTTTCACGGCTTGGCAACTCTGATATGGCGGTCTCACGGGATGAGATAACACAGGCGGCGGAAATGCTTAAAAAGCAGGGAGTCCGCTTTTAGTCATATTTAAGGAGTTACCGGTATGGCAGCAGGTAATACGATTACCGATAGCCTTGCTGACTCTATTCCGACGATGATCGCTTCCGCGAGAATCGTGAGAGAGTTTGCGGGCGTAATGCCTAATCTCGTCGATAGGCAAAGACTCGACGAAAACACAGGAACAGTCTGGAACGAGGTTTCCATGGCGAAACTTTCCGCACAGGCAGTCACCGAGAGCACTGAGCTTGATAACCCCCAGCAGATGAGCGACACGCTCTTCTCGATCACCCCGACAGTGATTGGTGTTCACACCATAATCACCGACAGGGTCGCATTGAGGATTGCTGCCAACGCTTACGCGCAGACAGGGTCCCTTGCCCAGAACGCTATTGAGCGAAAGAAAGACCAGGACGGCCTCACGGCAATTGACGGGGCGACAACATCTCTTGGCGCCGCGGGCGCGGGGCTTGACACAAGTGACATCAGCTCGGCGGCATACAGGATCACGTCAAATACGACGGAGCCTGCTCCCGCCACGGCACCGATTCACGGTGTGTTCCATGGTTTTCAGCTAGCAGACATCGACTTCCAGTTGACGAACCCTGGCATTTCCGTGGTTTCCAGCGGCACTATTGCGGAAGCACAGGCCGGCGTACCTCTCACGAGCGGCATTGCGGCAGAGGCTTTCCAGAACCGTTACAGGGGCAATATCGCGGGAGCCCGACTCTATGAGGACGGCAACCTGACGATTGACAGCTCCGATGATGCGAAGGGCGGCGTATTCAGCCAGATGGCCCTTGTCCTCGTAGAGGGCAGGTCACCATATGTTGAGACGAAGCGGATGCCCGAGCTTGGCGGTGGTGCGACTGCGCTATTCCACTATGATGAGTACGCATATGGCGAGAGGTCTTCGGGCAACTGGCTCTATGAGGTCGTCTCGGACGCACTCGCCCCGGCTGGATAGATTTGAACGCCCGCCGCGAGGCATGGGCCGCAAGGCATGGGCCGATACCGAAGGGTTGGATTGTTCATAACATGAATGGCAATATGGAGGATAACAGGCTGGAGAACCTGGCCTGTATCCCCCGTAAGACAGAAAACATAAGCCAAGTAGTCGCTCCCTACAGGAAGCGTATAAGGAAACTGGAGCTACAGCTTCAGAAGGAAAATAGGTAATGGCAGAAGTACATGGCGCAAATGGACGGATAGAGATATTTGAAGATTTTCTAGCAGGTGAGGACATCGTTGCTGCAACGGCAGCGTCCCGCACCTTCGGGAGTTCCGGCCTACGAGTTATCGGGCAGGGAATTGCGGAGACAGACTCCGGGATCACTGTTCTTGAATCTGACGGCCTCAATGGTGTCGGGGTACTTACCACGACAAACGAAGACGCACATAGCTGTGGTCTCACAACAGGGTTGGTATTTGATGTGGGCAAGATGGCTCCCATCGTTGCTGAGTGCAGGGTGCAGTTTGCCGATATGGATACAAAGGCATTCTGGTTCGGCTTTAGTGACGTGAATGGTGACACCTCGATCCTTGAAGGTGAACAGCTTGTTGCGGCAAGCGGGACTTTAACCCTTTCAGCATCTGACCTGTGCGGGTTCCTGCTTGATGCGGAAGCCACAGATGACGAAGACTGGATCATGGCCTACAACGGTGGGACAACTACCGGGGAGACCACGATTTCCAACATCGACGCAGATGATGACGCAGTGGCTGGAGAGTTCCAGATATTGCGTCTTGAAATTGCGAATAACGGGACGGCACGATGGTACGTTGACGGTGTGCTCAAGCAGACCACGACAGGTGCCGTGTCTACAAGCACGGATCTTGCCCTGGTAACCATGATAGAGGCACGGAGTGCCGCAATTGAGTATGCTTACCTTGACTACATCTATGTCTCGGCTAATCGTGACTGGACTGTCTAGGAGGGCTGGTGGCAGCACTCGTTGAGCTTGAAACAACTGATATATGGAGTCATGAGCCGTGCTGGTATCTCGGTGAGTTTAACCGGGCGGCTCCTGATTCCCATGGACTTCGCAGAATACAGGCCATAACGGTGATCCGGCATGACCGCAGGGTAAAGCTGACCCGTGACCTCGGGGACGCACGGCTTTTCGGAGACGAGTTCCAGCTTATATGCGGTGTTCCTGACGGCAAGGGCGGTGGTGAGGCTTTATACACGGTAGAAGAGGCACTTGAGATGGCAAGGCAGATGAACACAGCCCCGCCGCCGAGGCCTGAGTTGAAACCCAGGGACTGGAACAAGGTCTTCTGGGACAACGTAGAAGAAAAGGAAAAATGGAAGCGCGGTGCGAGTGTATTCGGGCCGGAATATAAGAAGCAGAGGAATTCATGACGACAAATAACCAACCTGCACTTGAAGAAATGATGAGGGATGCGGAAATAGCCGAGGAGCCAGGTAACATGGCACCGGGAACGGTCATCAGTGCAACCGCTGATATGACTATGAGCGCCGCGGAGCTTCAGTCGGCAGGCTATGTCTATGTCTACGACACAAGGACGGGGGACCGTTCAGTTGTCAACCGTAATATGCTCCAGCAGCAGTTGGAGAAGCGCCGTGATGACAACTCCTATGCCTTCTCAACGAGGAAACCCGAAGGGGTTGAGCCCATCAGGGGGGCGCTGAAGTGCTTCCTCCATGATGACGAGCCCGACAGGGAAAAGTACAACAGAATGGGATTTGTCCATTGCACAAAATCCAATTTCCTGACGGAGATGGACAGGGAGAGGCATCTCAGGACAAGGCACCCGAGGGCATATGCCGCCCTTGAGAATGAGAGGACAAGGGCAGACCGTGACGCCGAGAGGCTTGAGCGGATAGCCCTCACAGAGACCATCAGGAACATGGCAGGGCCAGAAAACAGAGGTGGCAAGAATGGTAAGTAACAGTTTTTCACCGTTACCAGGGACATTAGTACAGCAGGCGGTCACCGACACCGCCAGTGGCATCGGTTCAGGCAATATTCCCAGCGGAAGCAGGTATGCGGAGGGGTTCGTCAGGACTGCCGCCATCGTGGAAACACGGGACGGCACTACTCCGACAGCCACGAAGGGAACGCAGTGGGATGCGGGTGATTTAATTATCCTGCGAAGCAGGCGTGAGATAGTGAACTTCAGCGCAGTAGAGCAGACATCCACGGATGCCTCTATTGACTGGCAGTTCTACAACAGGGCTCCGGGTAAGTAGCTATGGCAGGAGCATATATCCCGCCGGGCATTGCAGCAGCAGCATCAGGAGACATCACGGCGGTTACCGCGGGAGTCGGCCTTTCCGGAGGCGGGGCTTCCGGTGATGTAACCCTTACCCTTGATCTCTCGGAACTCAGTGCTGTTACCCCTGCAAACGGGGACAGCCTTGCGACTATAGACTCTGATGGTGCCAACGAGCAGCTCACGACAGTTGCCGCACTTGCAACACTGTTTGCAGGTGACGGGCTTGCGGCGTCGAGTTCCGTGCTGGGACTTGACCTTGTATCCAACGGCGGCCTTGAGATCTCAAGTAACAAGCTACAGGTGGCTACAGGAATCTCACAGTACGATGTCGCCCAGTTCGCGGCATCCGTTGCAGATGATGATTTCCTCAGGATAGACGGCACCGCCGTAGAGGGGCGCAGTGCGGCAGAGGTGTTAAGTGATATCTCGGCTGCTCCTGCGGCAGGGGATAGCAATATTGTCACTACGGGCGCACTAGACTCTGGTTCTATTACTTCTAACTTTGGAACTATCAATAATGGCTCTTCAACCATTACTACTACAGGTGCTGCTGACTTAGGTGCTACAACTGTAGATAGTTTGACATCAACAGGTGATGTAACCATTGCTGATGGCAAGGGAATTATACTCGACAGCACCCCTGCTGATGATGCATACACTGGCATATATGGCAACTTTGCCAACGCAACTGGGTCCACCATTACAAAAGGTCAGGTCGTATACATGACAGGGACAGCGAATCAGGTGGCTCCTGCGAGGGCCAATGCTGCTGGAACTATGCCAGCGGTAGCTATGGCTATTGCTGATGTTGCAAATGGTGCGACTGGAAATTTCTTAATGTATGGATTTGCCCATGATGCGTCTGCCTTCATTTCATTGACCATAGGTGGAGAGGCATATGTATCAGATACTGCTGCGGGGGCGCTAGATGCTACCGCTCCAGCAGACGATGGTGAATTTGTACAGATTATTGGAGTGGGTATGCACGGCGACAAGCTGTTCTTCAATCCCCAACTGCCGATGGTCGAGATTGCCTGATGGCTGACATCGAGAAGGTGATGTCAGTTGAGGACGCTGACATTGAGAAGTTCATGGGTGTCGCCAGGGCAGACATTGAGAAAATAATGGGTGTGGAAATGCCCAGTCTTGCAAATGCGTGGCAGGGTGACAGGGGAGTTTTTGGTGGTGGTTACTCAGGAAGTGCGTATGTAAATGTGATGGACTATATTTCCATCGCAAGCCTCGGCAACTCTTCCGACTTCGGTGACCTCAATAATACGATGTACTACTGCCGTGCTGAGTCGAGTGGGGCAGGAGGGCGCATCGTGTTCTATGGAGGATATGGTGGCAGTGAGATAGCCCAGATAGACTACATAACCACCGCCTCTACAGGAAACGCACAGGATTTCGGAGACACACATGGAGTTGCTGGCTCTGCACACGGAGCGAGTTCTAATGGTACCAGAGGAGTATTCTCCAGCGGTGTGGGAGGAGCATCAGGTGGCAGTGCACAGCCGTGGGGATATATCACATTCGCATCAACAGGTGATGCTTCTGCCGGTGGTAACCTGACTGCCGGATCTAACGCAGGGGGTTGTGGCAATGCCTCAAGAGCCCTGTTTGCCGGTGGGGCGCAGAGTGGAACGCTTCAAAACTGGATAGAGTATTTCAACATAACATCAACTGATAACGGTTCCGACTTCGGCGACCTCACAGGGGTACGGAAGAGTTTTGACATAGCTACAGATGGTACAACAGCCATTGCAGTTGGTGGAGAGAATGCCTCTGCCACACTGAACAGTATGGACAATATGACAGTAGCATCAGCGGGCAATGCCACTGATGGGGGCGACCTCTCCTCTATCCGCAACAGGACGGCGACAGTTGAGAACAACGCAAGTTGTGTCTTCTGGGGAACGACATCCAGCCATGCCAACGGACAACTGGACACCCTTAACATAGCTAACAACAGCACGGCAGACTCATCGTATGACAGGTATGCTGCTGCTGGTGGGGGAGGAGCGTCAGGGTCGTGAATGCATTAGTAAAAATAGAACAAAGTTTGTCTGGAATGGCAAAGCATTTCTCAACTATGACTCCTGCAAAGATTTCCAGGATTTTTGGGGAGAAGATGGTTGCCGTTGAACGTGCGAACAAAACACTTGGCAGGCGTAACACCCAGCATACAAACCAGTTGATGACCCTCACTATGCTGACCATGAGTCCTTACCGCCAGATGCGCCAGTGCCTCTCGCAGATTGAGAAGAAAAGACAGGCTATTGAGGAAGCGTATTTTAAAAATGCCAAGACAGAAGTGCGTATCAAGGAGTGGTTGGAACAGGACACGGAGATGAGCCGTATCCGCATACAGGAAGCGGAGTTCCAGCGAGAGCGTGGTGCGATATACATTGAAGGGGCAATCAAGGAGATTGCAACATTTCAGGACGCAATGGAAGAGATTCGAATATCTCATGGCATACCAGAGGAGTGGACTGAAAGGGACGCAGAGGAAGATGAGGTCAAGCACCACATCATGCAGGCGTTTCGACAAAGTCATCGTGACATGATATTG